GAACTAAAGAACTCCTCGGCAATCTCTTTGGGCACGTGAGCAAACTCATCGAGAAAGATCAAGTTATACGAACCTCCTCGAATAGCTGGACCCGACGTAGCTGCTGCAATGATCTTCGAACCATTCTCAAGCTCGATGTTACTCTTATTCCAGGCTTTGATACCCTGCTGTAGCCATCGTGGCATATGTTCGTAAGCAAGCTGCAATCGTGATAGCAACTCGCGTGCCGTCGAGAGCTTATTAGCGAGAACTGCAACACTCATATTCGGTTGAAACAGAACATACCACAAAATATAGCCGATGACTGTCGTTGACTTGCCTGTTTGTCGTGGAAACTTGGCGATCACGAATCGGTTATTATGAATTAGTGATACCAGATCCTTCTGAAAGCTCCACATATCGAACGGAATTAGACCGCGATCTAACTGCACAATCTTCATGTGATTTTCCATAAAGTATACAGGATCTTCTGAGCATTTCACATACTCAGCGATCTGTTCTTTTGTGAACGCTACATTCTGTCTCTGTGGTTTGAGATTTGGGTTGCCTAGGTATGCTTCGTGACCAGTCATTTAGGATCCCCTTGCGTCGGCAACTTGCCAGCTTTATTCAACTTCAGAAGCTCTTCCGTTGTACCGACGAACACTGAGTTGTTGACATCTCCAATATGAGCGGCCCGCTGCTGAGCATTCTTGAGGTCTTGGTCACGCAATGCTTTCATATCTTTATGCAACTTGATTCTTGCTTCGGCCACTTCAATAGTAATCTTAGCTAACTGACCCACGACTTCATACGCTCGCGGCGCATCGCCTTGGTCAGCAACTTCTTTGATCTTATCGAGTGCATCGGCGGCCTGTTCTGATACCTCAGCCATTTGTTTGCGAATTGCTTCGTAGTCAGCATTGATATCCGGGTTCTCACCGGCAACTGGAAAACCCAAAGATTGTTCTTCGTGTACTACGATAGCTGCCTCAATGACTTCTCCTTCGACGGGGGTTGCCGCAGGTACGATAGTCGTCGGTGCAATAGTCGTAGGTATACTCGGTGTAGGTGTCGGGGGCGTAGAGATCGACAGGGCTTCGCCGATCTTTTCGTTAACCGTTTTCTTTGTTTTCTTCTTGCTCGTCATTATATGCTTTGTTTCCAGCTAACCGATACAGGCCGACCTCCGCCGGCGGGCTTACCCTTATATTTAGGGGTGTCTAACAGGAGCCCCCACCGCATTCAGTGATCGTTACCAGCGGCTTAAACGGATCTCCAGGGTTTGCGTCAAGCGGGTCTGGCTCAACACAAATCCTAGCGTCAAGAACTCCATCAGCTTCACGCAGATTTGCAATGACCTTTCGAATAATACCCGATTCGCTCGTCGCTCCAAAGATTTGAGCCTTTGCTGTGAACGTCAACGTCCAGATAATCACTCGTCGATCATCCATGTTACCCTCAAAATTATCTTCAAGGGTTGTGCCGTTCAAGATGTATGGTACATCAACGCTATCATATAAACCTTCGACCGACTTGATCGTAACTGTAAATTCAGGACTGAAGAATGGTATGATTTGCTCTACGATCTGTAAACCATCATCCTCTTTATCTACTATTATGTATAATGATATCTCTAAATCATAAGGAACAGGAGCAAATGTGGTCAACACCGTATCTGGATTGTTAGGATCACAAACTTTTCGCTGAGTCGTAGTGATATGTTTTCTTTGTGGGTCGTAGGAAACATTCGTCAACTCGAAACCCATGCGAGGCAAACTCATTTGGACTACGGTTTCTTCACCCTCAAGCTGAGTCCCCTGACGCAAGCGAGCAAGCCACTTCTCTTTCGAAGAATAGGATAATGGCACCGTGAAGCGTTGCTGCTCGGTAGCATTATTCGTTGTTCGCAATATCTGAATCTCATTGAACAACGTTCCAAAAACGACGATGATATTTCGAATGGATTTATGATAGAAGTGAGGTAAATTAAGCATTAGGGCTCCCCGAATGGATTATCTTCACTGAAGTTGATAATCTTATCAGCCTCTTGCTGAATATCAAAGTTGTCTGCGCCCTCATCTGCGGGTACGTTAGCTACTGGTGGAGCACCATCGACCGCAATAGTATGCGAGACTGTCTGAGTTTCGTTCTCTACCACGTCTCCATCTACAAACGTACCAACTACCTTGTTCACTACTAGCAATCTTTCATCCTTATCCCATGCAACTACGATAGCTCGGGCTGTAGCGGTTGCAAGATCAGCACCAGTGAATACGACTTCATCTTGATCGAAGTCTCCAGTTCCACCAGCTTCAAACACCATCTGTGCGCCATAGCCGCGGTCGGGATCTACGTCATCAATCTCTGGAATACCAGTAGCGAATTCCTCTTGCGAGTAGCGGAAGAGTTGTACAGTCATTCGGTATGTGTGCAGTTTGCCCAAGTTGTAGAATGGATTCTCATGGTCAACGTGCTTGATCTCAAACAGCTTCTTCGAAAGAGGCCAGTAGATCAGGTCGCCTTCACGGGCATGTTCAAGGTGTTGCACTTGTTCTTGGAATCGGCGTTTCGAGACAACAAAGAACGCTTCGTCGCGGACTTCAAGACCAAACTTGGCAAAGAATTCACCTTCACCACCAAACTCATCAATGCTCTCGACGTATGTTTCTAACCAGTGTCCCTTGTTGAATTCCGATTGCTGATCTTCACCGTAGAGATAATCTTCATTGACAACATCACGCGGCAGGTATAGCATATCACTACCATTGATCTGTATGGCCTCGATGGTCATATCTTCAATGAGTTCTTGTTCTGAGTTTACGGTTTCGTGATCGAAATAGGAATTCGTGGGCATCTTACACCAAAAATATTTGAAATCTTCTTAGTTTAGGCTTGACTTCTGCTTGGCATGTGTTATCCTTGAGTGTCAACGAACATAAAAGAGAAGTCTCTTTACTATAACTTTGAGAACAGATAGGCCTTAACCCATCATAAAATCAGGAGGTAGACTATAACGGAGGTCTAGATCCTCTTTGAGCTTTTCAATTTCTTGATTCGCTGAATCTAAAATCTGCTGACCATTCCATGTTACGCCGCCCGGGAGCTGGATGCCATCATACTTTGAGAGGTTTCCAGCCCATTGTCTTTTAACAAGAGCGGTAAAATAGTCCTTCAGCCAGATGTCGTTATAGATTTCTGTGAAGGCATCGGGATCGACAACGGTGTATAGTTCAAAGAGTAAGAACTCCCCAACGACAACTTCCTGTTCCCAATTCATGTCAACGTAAATCTTATTCGTGACCTTGTTGAACCGAACGGACTTCTCAGGATTTAGCATTTGCTGTGCGAGAGACAACCATCGTCGTGTGATATCAATGCTGGCTAGGTCTACTCGGCTTCCCGGACCACTCATTTGACCAAGATTGCCTATCTGACTCATGCTGAATCGGAAGGGAAAGTTGAAAAGGTTGTTTACCGCCAGGCCGTCCAACACAAACATTCGAATTACAGATTGAATTGGATCGGGAGCGGGCACCCATTCGTTGTCAATGTCTGCCTGCGTGACTTGGTGCTTCAAGAATACTCTCTCTACGCCGTCGTAGTGATACTCTCGGTATAGCTGTAGAGCATCGTCTAGGCGATCTTCTACTTGGTCATCATCAACATTGATCTGAATGACTGGAGCGCCGAGCTTTCTCAATGCATAGTCAATGATCTTCTGCCTAGAAGTCGGGGGTTGGCTTGGACTAGGATTCTCTGCTGGTTTTGTAAAGAATGAATTGCTCATTAGTCAGCCACCGCTACGAATTCGTCGCCTCGGATCGACTTGACTCCTTCTTTCTGCATCCACAGATAGTAGGTTACACCATCGTCTAACAAGAATAGCACTTCACCAGCACCGTTTGTTTGGATGGTGCCCGCGATAACATTCATTCCTGCCTGGTCGCTGGTAATCCACACGTCAGCGGTTGCAACAGGGAACAAGGTTGCAGGATCAGTGATCGTGATTGTGACCTGATCGGCACCCGCTCCAACAGACGGTGCAGCAGGAACGTTGCTCAGCGTTCGTTCCCAAACAAACTCATCCGCAACACGGGTCCCCGCACCGTAAAAGACTCCTAGCTGAACCTGA